AAGGCGTTTGGATGGGGATAATTTGCAGTCTGGGTTTAAGGCTGTGCGGGATGGGGTGGCTGATTGGCTTGGCGTGGACGATGGGAGCCAGTTGGTGGATTGGCAGTATCAGCAGCGTTCTGGTGGGCCAAAGGTTTACAGGGTTGAAATTGAGGTGATAGGATGAGGGTGTGCGGGAAACTGGCAGTTGCCGCATGTTTGGTGGGGGCTGTTAAGCCAGCGTTCGAGGATGTCAATGCCGGTGGTTTTCTGGCTTTCCCACCGGCCATGTTAATGACCAAATCGAAGCCTTCACGTTTTTTAGGAGTTTACAAGTGACTCAAAACTTGGATCAGCCGATGGTTGAGAAAAAGCGCGGGCCTGGGCGGCCGTCTTTGTTTCCGATTGACAATCCGATTTGGTTTGATATCTGTGAACAGATTTCAACTGGCAGAAGTTTGAGCAGCGTGCTTAAAGCGCCTGGTATGCCCAGTTACCCGTGCGCAATGTTGATGATTCGGAACAACGCTGAGTTCCGTTCAATGTATGACAAGGCCATTGAGGATCGCGCAGACCGTTTGGCTGAAGAGATCATTGAACTGGCTGACGAAGAAATACCAGAAGGTTTGGAAGGATCGCAGGCTAGCGCCTGGGTTCAAAAAAAGCGTATGCAGGTTGATGCGCGTAAATGGGTGGCCAGCAAGCTGCATTCAAAGCGCTATGGCGATCGTTTGGATGTCGCTGTGACGGATAACCGCATCAGCGTGATGGATGCGCTTAGAGAGGCTAAACAGCGTGTGCTGACGGATGAAAGCAACGTGGTTGATGTTGAGGTGAAGACGGCTGAAGCTATGCCGGATTGATATAGGTCGGTTCGCGTTATGCCCGAAATTTATACAATTACGCACACGCGCCCAACCACGCAAAAGAAAGCCGAACAACAAGAAAACCGCGCCAAAGGCAATACGACATCCATTATGTTAAGTAAGGAAAAAGTTATGCACAGAAAAAGCGTGGTGCAAACAACAACTTGCTGTTATCCACAAGGCGCTGTGGACAATGTTCAAAAAATGGTTGTGGATTGGCATTGCAACCCGCCCGCTGGCCGCGGGGAGGGGGGCAGGGCCGGCGCGAAAGGGCCGCGGTAACGGTAGCCCCGCGAACATTTTTTATTTTTATTTTTCAAAAAATCAATTACTATCGCGCCATGGCCACCTACAGCAACGCCCTAACCCAGCGCCCAGCAAACATGCTGGCCTACGAAGATAGCATCAACGCAACGCCACGCAATGAATACCTTGGCGCACTGGCTGACCTGCTGGCCCAAAGTTATGCCCCTCAGCGCACCCAGCAGATGCAAGGCATGGCACAGTTCTTGTCACTGCCGGCCATCAGCCAAACCCTAGACCGCCTGTCTTATGGCGAACCACTGACCACTGGCGCAGGGATGACCACACGCCCAAGGGCAGAAGCAGCCGAAGCAGCACTGGCACTGGCACCCACCGCCAAACCCGTGACCATGGCGACCTTGCAAGCAGCAAGGGCAGCACGCCAGGCTGCGCTGGCCACAGGCCGTACATTGGCACCAACAGCAGCTTCAATGGCTGAAGGGTTATTGCAGAAACAGGGTTTGATGCCTGGCATTCTGCCCCAGCAAGGCCGCAGCGGCTTTGGCGCATTTGATCCGCGTTATGACCCAAGGGTTAATGAGCAGGGCAGAATGCAAGAAATGGTGCGCGACATTCAGTTGAACCCAACTGCGACTAATGCGCCCACGGTTTCACTGGCTGATTTTGAAGGCCGGCCATTTATTACCAGCATGGCTGACCGCACTGCCGCTGGTGGCAACTTGGTGGGTATTGATAAGGTGCAGTTCAACAGGCCGGTTGAGTTGCTGGGTGGGCAGGATTACATGTTTAACAACCCTGGCCAAGTCTGGGCAAGTGCGCAGGGGCCGGTTAAGCAGTTGCTCAAGCAGGCCGAAGAGGTTAAACAGGTTACCGGCCAAAATCCGCTGTACATGCCTTGGCGCATGGCTCCCAGCGGTGGTGACTTTGCCGCGATGACGGGCGAAACCATGCTGGCGTATGCCGACAGCGCCATGGGTAAGATGCAGAAGAAGCAGCTTGACAGGGCAATTAAGCAGTACATACCTGATTGGGCTGGCGTGTCAGACCCCGCAAGTGTGCAGCAGTTTAGGGATGCGTCCGACAAAAACCGCAAAGCCATCAAATTGATCATGGACAGGGATTTCCGTGAAAAAAATGGTTTGAACATTGGCAGCGCAAGGTTGGCTGTGTCTGATCCCATGCAATTGGCCGCGCAAGAGGGTGGGGTTCAGAATGTGGGTGAGATATTTGCTGGCAACCCAATGATCATGGCATCTGGCCATCCGTCGTATCCCCGTGGTGTGCCAGGTCAGGGGCTGGGCACGCTGGCCGAAGACAGGAATATTTTTGAGTTGCTGCCCGAGGTGGCCAAGGCTCGGGGCATTCCAGACCCCGCAAACCCAAGGGCGACAGATATTCGGGCGCTACAGATGAAGCCTTACGCTGGTGTGATCACCAACGAGTTGCTCAAGAAACTTGGCTACTGAACAAGAACTTTGGATCAAAAGTGCTGGCCAATTTTTCACCGTATCGATCAGTCAGAAATGCTTTGACTGATTCTTCGGTGACTGATTTGACGCCCGAGATCACGCAGCGCGTTTCATGCACAGTCAGTGCATCAAGCATCTTGGCTGGCATTTTGATGTCAGTGTTGACGATAGGTGATAATGTCATGCCACGATACTATCAGATTGCTAGATAAATGCAAACCACCATCTACAAGCCCGAAGACGAACAGGAGTTGATGGCCACCCTGTGGACGCCGGCCATCGCTGACGACCCCGAGGCGTTTGTGTTGTTTGCATTCCCTTGGGGCCAGGAAAACACCCCGCTTCAAAATTTCAAAGGCCCGCGCAAGTGGCAGCGCGAGGTGTTAAGAGAGATAGCCGAACACATCAAACGCCAAAAAGGGCTGATTGATTTTGAAACCTTGCGCCACGCCGTGTCCTCTGGCCGCGGTATCGGCAAATCTGCCCTGGTTTCTTGGCTCACCATCTGGATGCTTTCCACCCGCATTGGCTCGACAACCATTATTTCGGCCAACAGCGAAGCCCAGCTACGTGCGGTGACATGGGCTGAGATTACCAAGTGGCTGGCCATGAGCATCAACAGTCACTGGTTTGAGGTTGCAGCCACCAAGATCACGCCTGCCACCTGGCTGACCGAGTTGATTGAAAAAGACCTGAAAAAGGGCACCCGCTATTGGTCGGTCGAAGGCCGGCTGTGGTCTGCCGAAAACCCAGATGCTTATGCCGGTGTTCACAACTTTGATGGTGTGATGGTAATTTTTGACGAGGCATCAGGTATTGACGACAGCATCTGGGCCGTGACGGCTGGTTTCTTTACCGAGAACACGCCCAACCGCCTTTGGCTGGCTTTCTCCAACCCCCGCCGCAACACTGGATATTTCTACGAAACCTTTCACTCCAAACGCGACTTTTGGTCAACAAAAGTGGTGGACGCCCGCACGGTCGAGGGCACCGACAAGCAGGTGTACCAGAACATCATTGACGAGTATGGCCCCGACAGTGCCCAGGCGCATGTGGAGGTGTATGGCCAGTTTCCGTCTGAGGGCGATGATCAGTTCATTCCGGCCAACATTGTGGATGAAGCCATGGTGCGGCCTAAGTACAAAGACCAGACTGCTCCCATCATCATTGGTGTTGACCCTGCACGCTTTGGCGCTGACGCGACGGTGATCGCCATCCGTCAGGGCCGCGACATTGTGCGCATTGACCGCCATCGAGGTGATGACACCATGACGGTGGTGGGCCACATCATTGAGGCCATTGAAGAGTTCAAGCCGGCCATGGTGGTGATCGACGAAGGTGGCCTTGGCGCTGGCATTGTTGACCGACTCAAAGAACAGCGCTATAAAGTCAAGGGTGTGAACTTTGGGAACAAGTCCATCAACCCCATCATGTACGGCAACAAACGTGCTGAAATGTGGGGCAAGATGAAGGAATGGCTGCGCAGCGCAAGTATTCCGAAAGACAGGTTCTTGAAAACTGACTTGGTTTCGCCTATGATCAAGCCAGATTCTAGAGGCACCATATTTTTGGAGAGCAAAAAGGAAATGAAAGCCCGCGGTT